TAAGGATGAGTTCTTGCGCTTTAACAGTTTTTTTCTTAATGGACGGATCTTTTTCATATTGTACGTAGAGAGCGTCAAACTCAGGGAGTCCAAAACTATCATAAAGTCCAGGTACATCATGAGGGGAGAAAAGCGTGATCTCACCATCCTGAATGAACCTCTCATAGAAGAGTTTGCTGATTTGAATGCTGTAATCAAGTTTACGAACACGATTATCCTCCGTACCCTTATTGTTTTTAAGAACAAGAATGTCTTCTATTTCTTGGTGCCAGATTGGGAAGTGGACTGTCGCAGATCCACCTCGTATGCCATTTTGCGTGCAACATCTGACAGTTGCTTCAAACTTCTTGAGAAATGGTACAACACCCGTGTGTTGAACTTCTCCCCCTCTGATTTTACTGTTGATGCCACGGATTCGACCAGCGTTGATGCCGATGCCCGCCCTCTGTGCAACGTATCGGCCAATAGCCATATCAGAACTAAAGATACTATCGAGGGTGTCATCAACGTCAACAAGGACACAACTAGCAAATTGTCTAAGCGGAGTTCGCACTCCCGCCATGATTGGTGTGGGGATGTTGATTTTGTGCTTTGAGATTGCGTCATAATACCTCTTTACATAGGAGAGACGTGTTTCTTTTGGATACTCTGCAAAGATGGTCAGAGCAATCATCATGTACATAAACTGTGGTGTTTCATATACACCACCACCACTTCTATCTTGCACAAGGTACTTATCAACTACTTGTCGTAGACCTGCATAGGTAAAGAGATAGTCGCGATCATGATCAATAAAATTATCAGCACGTACAATCTCTTCTTGAGAGTACTTGTTAAAGATATCATTATCATATACTTCATGATTAACACACTGATAAATGTGTTGTTCTAGGGTGGGAAGTTCTTTCATTTTCCCATAAAGTTGCTTGCGAACTGCAAAGAGAAGCAGGCGAGCAGCAACATACTGATAATTTGGATGGTCCAAATCAATCAGATCGCTGGCAGAACGAATCAAAATTTCTTGAATCTCTTCTGTCGTAATTCCATCATAAAATTGAATACCAGAAGTCATTTCAACTTGACTCGCAGAGACGCCTGCAAGACCCTTACATGCCTCTTCGACCATTAAATGCATCTTGTCTAGGTCAAGAGACTCAATTCGACCATCACGCTTTTTAACCTTTGTACCGTTGCTCATATTTTCTTCCAGGTAGTAAATTTAAGTTTTGCTTCTAATCCAGAGTAAGTATTTAATTTTATCACAGACTGAACATCAAGTCCAGATAAAACCATATCATTAATATCCTTTTCTTTTATTGTTGAAGGCCAGATGACAACTTTTTGTCCATCTTCGATAACTCGGGAAATTCTTGATAGGATTTCTGAATTACGTGGTTCGTTATCGTATATCCAAACACAATCACGAATATCCCACTTAGTAACATCACCATCAGCTCCACACAAAGCAATTGCGTTGCGAATGAAGGTTGAATCGAACGGACCTTCGGTGATGTAGACAGTTTCACTTTTTTGGACTTTATCAAGACCATAGATTTTTGGTGCGTCATCGTCAAGCATTATAGTGATGTATTTGACCTTGCTGGGACCAAGTGCTCTTCCCTGAAATCCGACTAGATTATTTTGATAAAACAAAGGAATAATAATCCTTTGTTCATCTTTATCTGTGCTGTCGAATGTTTGGCGAAGAGAGTTAGTCCACTCCTTAAATTTTTCGGCGTAATAATAGTTATCTGGATTTATTTTTCTATTTTCCAAATACTTTTTTGCGTCAGGGTTTGTAGATGCTTTTGGTAGATTTAATTTTGGGTTGAACTTAGGTGCTTCAAACTTAAATACAGGTTCATCTACAGTGAAATTTTTCCCCGTGTGTCCCTCTTTAAACTTCTCAAAAGTATATTGTTTATATACAGAAGTATCAATCTGCTTCAAAAAATTATTGAAAGATATATTAATTCCACAATTATGACATTTGAAATTTGTATTATTTTTTACTTGGTAAAGATATCCTCTTGCCTTATTTTTGTTCTTTTGAGAATCTCCGCAAATAGGGCAACGAAAATTATAAAGATTATGCTTTACCTTTTTAAATTTTTGAAATCTTACAGAAATCAAATTGATGTATTTAACATCAACAAAATCCATGACAATACACTGAGGGGGGAGTCTACTTATTATACCAGGTTACTGGGTCTTGTCAACGCATAAAACGGTTATAAGTGCGGTCCATTTTATAACCGAATTTGTTATTTTTTGGAGGGAATAGATTGTTGTCTTATTTTTAGTTTTCATTGGCACTCTATGCCAACACTTAATTATTTATTTTTTACTTGAACTTGCTGAGCATCTGGAGTCAAAATATCTACAACCATATGGGATTGAGACATTGCAAAAGAAATAACTGCGAATACTCCAAGAATGATCCATCTATATTTTGCAAATTCTTCTAACTTATTTTCTACCTTTTCTATTCTTACAATTACTGCCTCATGGGAAGTTTTATTTTCGGATTTTAATTCTTCTATCAATTTACTGATATTGTCATCCGATTTGTGGCATTGTTCGATCTTTTCTTCATGGACTGCAAGCATTTTGCTGATATTTTGACTCGTCTTTCCCATTATCTGGATTGCTTCATCAATTTTTTTTATCATTAATTCATAAGAAGAAAGTCTTTCTTCTAAAACAGCGATTTTAGTATCTGTGGAGGTATTTTGATTGAACATTTTTTTGAGGTTATTAGTTTCATACTACTTTTTACATGAAACAAATACCTCAAGTAGTATTAATATTATTTATTTTTTAAATAATCTAACCATTTTTTACGAGACCCAGGACCACCTTTAGCATAAGTTTTGGCAAATGTTCTTGCTAAAAGAAACATTTTTGGACTTCTGCCTGCGGTTGGTCCTTGATCATCGGCATCTGAACTAAATCCAGGTTTGCCGGGAGAGCTTTGAGTCGTCATCATTTCTTCTTTCAAATTTATATAATTGCGAAATGCTTCAACGACTTTATCAATTTTCTTCTTTTCCATTGTAGATTTTATAGAGTTCAGAAAGGCAATAGATATCAACTTGAATATCATGTATATAACATTTTGGATATTCAGGCAATTTTCCAAGGAAGATTATAAAAGTCTTCATCGCAGACCACAACTCTTTTTCAATCTTATAAAAAAGCATTGGAGTTGTTGCCTCCCCAAAAATATTATAAAGAATAATAAAATGATTAAGAAGTAGATGAGTTTTTAACTGACCAGTATTCTTATATCGTTTCAATAATCTTTTAATATACTTAAAATGATTTAGATCTTTTTCAAAATCTTCCTTAGTTACTGCCTGAGGATTTTCATAATACTTAATTGCGAACAAAAGGAAATTATCCTCATTCAACTCATTAAAAATCATATATTATCCATCAAGGAAGGAAGATTGCGTCGTCGTTAGCATCAGATGTAGTGTTGATACCACCAGCAACCAGAACCTCATGCTTAACTCTTAGATTGCCTTCAGCATCAATGTAAGTAGCTCCAACTGCAACCCATCCACTGTGAGTAACTGCATATGCGGTTGTTGAGGCAACGCTAACTTCATTTGCATCAACACCATAAACCAAAGATGGATTAGTGCTACCTCTATAGGTATTTCCAACTCCAAGAGCATACTTTGGTTGTTCGTTAATGTTATAAACTGCACTAGAAATAGCAGCGCCACTTAAGAACTGAGTTGATGCAATTGATAGAGTTGCACTGCTGACTCCAACAATTACAGCTTCGCCAAAAGTAGACCCAGCACCAATTTGAATTACGTCACCAACGGCAACACCATTGGTATCAAAAGTAGTTCCAGTTCCAGTAACAACAAGGGTGTTGTAATTTACTGCAACTGTACCAGCAGAATAAACAGAATCGTTATTACCCCAGAGTGCCATTCTCTTTACCTTAAAATGTTATTTGCTAAAAATTATTTATAAAAAAAGGAGACCCTACTTTCGGTCTCCTTTACTGTTTAGAATAGTCTAAACTAAAAAATTAATCACTTACAATCTCTAAGAAGTGCAGTTCTTACCGTTGAAGCAACTACATTGTCAATATCATTGTCAGTGGTATTCACATAACGATCAAGAAGTTCACAAACAAGTCTCTTTGTGTGACAAGAATTCATTGCCGCTAAAAGAAGTGGTTTTACAACTTCTACTAATACTCCCATAATGACCTCCTATAAAAAATATCCTTCTCTATTTAGGAATTCAAGATGTAATATCAGTATCTACGCCTTTAGGAGCAGATCTCAGTGCTTGAAGTTTTCTTTGAAGAATTTGAACTTCCTGCTGCTTTTGTCTATCTTTTTGCTGTGCTACCTTTTTTTGCATAACATTTTGTTGACCAGACTGCTGCTGCGTTTTTGGTTGAATTTCCATTGCCTGTTCAGCAATTTTCTTTGCCATCTTGGTAGCAGTAGCATACATAACTTCTTTACCACGACCAGGGTATCTCTTTTCAAAATCTGATGATTTATCTTTCATCGACTTTACAATTCTTTCTTTTTGTTTAGTCTCGGCAGCAGTTAAAGTTTTTTCATCAAGTTCAAATTCTTCAGACTTTAGAAGATCATCTAATGAAGGTGCTCCAGGTTTTTTTGGATTTGGTTCTTTTGATTTCTTCTTACTAGATGATCTAGTTCTTGATTTCTTTGCACTCTTTGCAGTTTCTTGCTTTTCTTTTTCCTTCTGATATGCCTCTTCTCCACTTGATGATGGTTTGAAACTACCAAATCCTTTAGTTGATACTGTTCTTGTTCTTGTTCTTACTGTTGGTTCTGGTTTTGGTTTTGGTTTATCTGATGCGGGTTGCCCTACTCTTGGATTTTCAGAAGTTCCTGCGGGTGCTTTTGATTCTGGTTTTGGTTTTGGTTTTGGTGGAGTCACATCTCTAACAGAAACTCTTTGAACTGGTTCTTCTTTTTTACGTTCTCCTGCAACTTCTACTCTTTTACCACCACCAATACCACTACGTAGATTTGCAGACCTTACTCCTACTTTTGAATGCACAGCACTTGGATTTTCCTTTCCTTTTCCTTTTCCTTTTGATCCTCTTTCATACCCGGCACCAAATTCTCTTTTTGTTGCCTTTGCTCCTCTTGCAACAAGTCCAGTAGTATATCCTGCGCCACGAACCACTCTCTTTAGTCCACTTTTAAGTGCAGATCCTATTCTTCCAAGCAATCCGGGTCTTGAAGAACCAGAACCTGATGAAGATTCAGATTCACCATGTCTCTCTCTCTTATATCCAGCACCTAATTTTTTACTTACTGATTTAACTATAGATTTTACTTTTTCTAATTTATCATTTTTTATTTTAGTGTCATGTCCTAAAGTAACTTTTGCTTCGATTAAAATCGCAGATGAAATTTCTAAAGATTCTAATAAAGTATTTTCTACATCTTGAAGATCATATCCTTCTTCAAGGCACTCATAAAAAACTTCTTCTACTACTTCTTCAATTAATTGGTCAGATAGCAAGAAAATTTCAGATTCGGATAGATCACCAAAAACTCCTTCAAAGTCTTCGATTTCAGACATTTCAAGAAGAATTCCTCCAAGTTGATCAACTCTTTCACCAAGATTAAGTTTTGGATTTATATCAATTTTATTATTAATTTGCTTTTCAGTAATTTTTACATCTTTACTCCTATCTTTTGAGATTTTATCAACAACCTCAATTAGATCTTCTCTCCAGTTTGAATAACCTTCTTTTGCGATTACTTTTGAGCGAACTTTTCTACGATTCTTTAAGTAAGCATCAGACTTATCAACATCACCATCGTTATCGATGTCATCATCTTCTTTACCTACAGGATCCAATGCCTCTTTTTGAGTAGCAATTGCATTACCAATTGCTTTTCTACGTTTGCGAAGATACTTGTCAGACTTATCATGATCACCATCATTGTCAATATCAGCGTCCTCTTTTCCAACAGGATCTAATGCTTCACCAACAATTTGGTCCAGATAAATTCTGGATATATCTTTTACGTGATTATTAGTCATCTTAACGAGTGCTTGCTTTTTTTGCCTTATATTTATTTATAAAATTGACTCCATATGCTTTACCACCTTTTTGAAGGTATTGACTATTTGTTCCAATTACACCTGGTGTCATTTTTGCATAATGTTTAAATGCACCTAAAGTTCCAACAAGAGTATTGGGATGAATTTTGTCTCTCATCGGCGAATCCATTTTAACTTCAGTATATTCCATTAAATCTTTGATCCAAGACTTAAACATATAACCTTCTTTAGTAACACAAATTAAATAATTAGTCCCTCTACGTATGACTTCTCCAACCAATCCAGTATTCAAATTTTCTACAATATTTCCAACATTGAATATTTTTCCAGAAATATAATTCTCACGAAGATTTTGAACATCAAGTTTTGGAGCTATTTCCCAAAGGTTATAATTTTCTTTTTGAGTTTTTGTTTTTTTAATTTTCATTCCCTGTCTTACTTGATCAAACAGAGATTGAGTTTCAGCGTTACTGAGAGTTTTAGGAGTTCCTCTTCTAAATGTTGAGAAATCATTATCAATCACCGCTTTTCTCATTTTTGAAGAAGATACTCCCATTGCCCCTTCAGCTTCAGTATCCTTAACTCCCGAAGATATAACACGAATCAAGTCAAAATTATATAATTCTTTGTTATATCTTTGAGATAAATTTTCAAACTCACCATGACGATCAGATCCACAAACAATATTTACAGTTCCATACCCATCCTCAGAAGCAGTAATTAATACATCAAAAATACTTTCCATATCAGGGTCATCAATTATATTATCAGAATAATCAGGGAACATCATTCTCATGTATTGAATTTTAACTTCAGGATTCAATGGATTTTTCTTTGGATCTTGAGTTCTTGATGGATATATTTTTAAGTCGCCACCAACAGAAACTTTTTTGGCAATATTAAATGTTTTATCGTGTCCAATTGTAGGCGGATTAAACCTTCCCAATACAATAGTAAGAGTTGGTTTTTCCTCTGGTTCTTGCTCTTCTGGAGATGCTTGTGATGGAAGGGGGCGTGAAACTGGAGCGACTGCTTGTTGTCCTTGTGGCATTGATGCTGGACCAGTTGCTTGTTTTGCACCTTTTTCTTCTGGAGCGGACTTTTGCCTACCATCAAGAAACTTTAACTTCCCACCTTCAGTTCTTGCTACTTGTTTTCCACCACGATCCAACCATCCTCCATGACCATCACCAACCAGACCAAGTTTTTTCGCTTGCAATGATGCCTGCGATTCTCTTGCTTCAGATAAAAATTGGAAGAAACGTTTCATACTATTTTTTTATATACTTATATTTATTTTTACGTTTTCTTATATTTATGGAGATAAGGAGACTCGAACTCCTGACATCAGCCTTGCAAAGACCGCGCTCTACCAACTGAGCTATATCCCCTTCCCAAAGTATCAAAAAAAGAGGGTAATTAAACCCTCTTTAATTTTTATGTTTTCAATCAGCGAAGACCATACTTCTTGAAATCTGCCTTTGCATCATCTCTTGCTCTAAGTTCCTGTGCCTTTCTATATTCGCTACCAGCTCCGCCTGCTCTATTTAATCTTGCTTGTCTTGTTGAATACTTACGCTCAACTTCAGTATCCATTTTGTCGGCAACGGCACGTAGAACATCTCCTCTATCACCACCAAGTCTTCTTGCTTGATTTTCGATTTTTGCGCGATTCATTTTCTTGAATCCTTCAAAAACAATTTCATCTCTCCACTCTTCACTCATATTCGTCATGATTACTTCTGCATTTTCAACAGTGTCCGCATAACCTTCATCAAGAAGATGCTCAAGAACAACATCATAAAGATCAACGATTTCAGTTTCTTCAACTAGATAGGACTCAACAACATCTTGAACATCAGACTCTGAAAGTGATTCAAGAACATAAAGTGCGTTTTCATAAGAATCAACATAACCCTCATAAATCATTTCTTCAAAGATTGTGTTTAGAATCTGATTGAAGATTTCCTCACTGACTCCGATTTTCTTTCTGAATTTTTCTAGAGCATTTTGTTTGCCAGTATGTGCTCTTTGTGTTGCTAACTGACCAACTCTCTCTCCTGCAAATCTAATTCCTCTTGCAGATGAACCAGCAGATGCTTTTTGTAATTTTGCTTTTGCGGCCGCTCTTCTATCAGACTCCTTTGCGGGAGGAAGTGCTGCTCTTGCAGAAGATCCAGGAAGTGCTCTACCAGTTGAAGAAGGTCCAGTATCACTTTTACCCGCATTCCTATAAGGAGCAGGAGATCTTGGACCTTTTGGTGCTGGCGTTGGACCTTGTTGAGGTTTAAATGTTCTGTTTACATTCTGTCCACCAGATCTCCATGATGGTTTTGATTCGCCATCTTTTGGTGCTGGTGTTGGGCCTTGTTGAGGTTTAAATGTTCTATTTACATTCTGTCCACCAGGTCTCCATGTTGGTTTTCTTTCAAATTCAGAAGTATCTTTACCTGCCTGTTTTCTTTCTGACCTTTTCGTTTGACGAGCGGTTGTTCTTGCTTGTGCTTCTCTTCCTGCTTCTCCGCTAAATTCTTTTTTAGCCGCTTCATAACCAGATTTTGCTGTTCTTCCAACTTTACCCAGGAATCCTTTTACTTTTTGTGCTGCGGATTTTACTTTTGCACTTGCTTGACCAACTCTAGCAGATGCTGAAGTTCCTCCAGTAGAACGTGCAGGAGCCGCTAGTCTCTCACCAGTACGCTGAGCTGCCTGAGCAATTCTACCAATTCTTACTTGTCTTTGTCTTTCTGCAGATCTTGCTGCTCTGCTTGGTCTTTCTGAACTTCTAGTAACTGTTGCAGAACCAGATGGTCTATCATCAGAAGAAGTTACTCTTGCTTCAGATAGAACATAATCCAAAGAATCAAAACACTCATTGATATCAATATCTCCAGATACAAAAATATCTTCCATTACCTGATCAAGTTCATTATCACTTAGATCATCAACGAAAGAAAGATCTTCCTGAATTGAAGAAGATTCTAATTCATCTCTTAGATCTTCATCATAAACAGCAGCGTATGCTTCATAAAGAGATACAATGTCTTTGGAATTCATTTTGTTGTACTTATACTACTCTATGGATATTTATAATATTAATGTATTATCTACTATAGTGAGATCTTTCAGGAGTGCTATATCCTTGTCCTTTATTTCTTGTAGGAACACTTCCACCTCCTTGAGATCTGGATCTTGTATCGCCGTATCTACCAGAAGTTCTAACATCTGAAGGTTGATTGCCCGAATCTATATCACGCAGACTACCTACCCTTCCTCGTTCATCTTTTCCTTTTGAGGCATATCCTCTTACTTTAGTATTAGTTCTTCCTGCATCTTTGTTTTCTGGACGAGGATCAGATGCCTTTGCAACTTCCCCAGAACCGACAATGGCAGATTTCATTTTCTTTACTCTTTGAGCAATTGATGCCATTTGTTGAGGAGTAGTTCTGGGATTAGTCATTTGCCTACCCAGTTGAGTTACTTTTTGACTTGCAGTAGCGGAGGGACTTTTTTTACTTCCTTTAAGAGTGCCCGTATTCCAGGCAACCTCTGCTTCAGAAATAAACTCCAAAAAAGTTTTCATTACTTTTAATCTTTTTTAGATATTTATAAAAAAACCTCCCAGAGGAGGTTTGAATAAAAGGTTAAGAGTAGAACCAAATTATTATCTAATTGGTATTAAGTCAAATAGATCAGATTGAAGACTAGAGTATTTTCTAATTATTTCTCCTGCCTTTGCATTTGCTTCGTTTTCACTGACACTTCCAGCATTTCCATTCAACCTTTTGCCTTCACTTTGCTGCTTATGATGAATATATTCGTGAGCAACGGTTCTCAAAATATCTATTGGATGACGATTAACAATACTAATAACAATTTTATCCGGATACATCAATCCAAATGTTTTATTATTTTTAGAAAAATCTACATCATCCACAAGAATAATTGGAATATCGTAAGCAAATTTAAGTTCTCTCTTTAGAAAAATTAAAAACTTTTTAAGAATTGATTCGAATTGAGATCTTGTAGTTGGTCTTCCTCTTCTTTTTCCAATTAAAGACATTTTTGCTTTTATTTATTCTTCACCAATAACTTTATCAATATTATCATCAAGTTGTTGAATTACTTTGCGAATATCAGAAACGCGAGGAGGAACACTAAACTCATCATAGGTATATCCTTTCTGAGCATCAAACAAAACTTGACGAACTGCCGCTGCTGTGCGAGCATCAATTTTAATTGTTACTTGCTTTTCTTTAGTCATAGGTCTCCCTGCTTACGATTTTCAGAACGTTCAATAGTAAAAGCACCTTCAGGATAACGAGCACTCAGTTTTTCAAAGTTCATTTGGATTACTTCTTCAAGAGAAATATCAAGTCCAAGACACGCCTGAGAAACATACCACATAATATCCCCAAGTTCACGCTTCAGGTGAAAAAGATTCTCTTGGTTTACTGGTTTACCTTGAAAGATAATCTTTTTTACAATTTCAGTAAACTCACCAGCTTCGGCAGACATCCCTACAGCAGCAGTGAGAAGACGCTCAGTGGGAAACTCCTCTTCACGAAGTTCCATCAGACGATCAATAAACGCAGTATGTTCTTTACTGGGTTTAGAAGTTGTGGTATTCACAAACTCCACATACTTATTAAGATCAATAGTCATATCAGAATTTAAATCCCTCAAATGTTTTTTTAGGTTTCTTTTCTTCATAATCATACTCTTCTTCCTTTCCGTTGTCAAGAATATCTTGTTGAGCAGATTGTTCACAGTCATAGAGACGCATTTTAGCCCTATCAATACCAACCACAAAACGTTTATGAATAGTTGGGTCATTATAACGATTCTTGAGCTGCTTGACCAAGATTTGCCCAAGACCCTCAAGTTCTTCTGTAGAAATTAGTGCAAACATTAAATCAGCAGTTGCAGGAAGACCGAAAGACTCTGAAGTATCAGTCAGTTCTACATCAGAAGAACCATAACCACTACGAGTAGTCTGTGTGGCACTCACGATAGGAACATTAAACTCCACGGCAAGACCACGAAGTTCCTCTGCAATTGATTTGACCAATGTATAAGAATTAACATTACTACCTCCCTTGAACCTAGAAGAAGAACAGATATTCAGATAATCAATAAAGATAATATCTGGATGAAATGACTTCTTCAATGCAAGTTCATTTAGAAGAGACTTGAAGTGCCCAGAGTGTGCAGATGCAGTTGGATACTCTTTAATAATCAAAGTACCTTGAGTTTTCTTTGCAAGACTCGTAACTTTATTCTCAAACATTTGCTTTGGAAGATTTGTAATATCCTGAATAGGGACATTCAAGAGGTTTGCATCAATTCTTTCAGCAATGCGTTCTTCTGCCATTTCCAACGTAATGTACAGAACGTTTCGTCCTTGGAGCAAGACGGAGCTAGCCACATGGCACATGAATAGAGATTTCCCGACACCCGTACCAGCAAGAGCGATATTAAGAGTTTTGTTAGGGAGACCACCTTTCGTGATTTTGTTAAAGTACTCAAGATCAAATTCAATTTTATCCTCCTTTTTGTGATATGATTCGTATCTTTGTTCGTAATCCTCAAGATAATCATGACCGACATGATTATCAAAACTTACGGCAAGAGCATCGGAAAGAATAGAAGGAATGCTGTCACGATTTTTCTTTCCATCATTTCCATCAGCAATATGAATAGATTCCATAAGTGCCAAATAAATGGCACGATCACGACACCACTTTTCAGTAGTATCAATCAACCAATTAAACTCTGCAGGAACATCTTCAAGACAAGAAATAATTTGAGCAATCTCTTTAAAAGACTGCTCGTTAATATCTGTTCTCTTTTCTACTTCAATACAGAGAACTTCTTTTGTTGCTGGTTGATTATACTCTTGAACGAAAGAAAGTATTTCTTCAAATACAATTTTTTGATTTTGATCTTCGAAGTATTCTGATTTGATAAAGGGTATTACTTTTCGAATATATTTTTCATTGTGTAAAAGGTTTCTAAGAATTAGAAACTCAACTTTCTCCATAACTAAATTCCTTACGTGCGATTTCGTCCAATTGTTGCATCACTTCTTCAGTGAAGTATACTTCAGGTTCTTTTAGAATCTGTTTGGCATAAAGTTTCTTACCATCAATCTCATAGCGTCCTGCTACATTCTTCCAGAGTCCACCAATCTCACCAAGTTCCAGAAGACCATAGTAACGATCAAGACCGCGCTCATCATAATACAAACGGACTTCAACATCTTTATTCTCCTTACTCAAACGCGATTTAGCAGTCTTAGCTTTGATAATATTTCCGACCACTTCCGTTCCATCCTTTTCTTTCTTTTTGCTGAGATAAATGATCGTACTGGATGCGTATTTGAGTCCAGAACCTCCTCCCATTTCTTTAGTTGGTACGTAAGCTCCAATGACATCGTATGTATGATTTGTGACAATGAGCGGGACATTTGCTTGACCTAGTTTGAGTGTGAGCATTCGGAAAGCACCTTTAATAAGTTGAGATTTAGTCATATCTCGAACTTCTTTTTCGTTTAGTGCGTCGGTAATCTCTTTGGTTGTAGAGAGCATACCTAAAGAGTCTAGCACAAACATGCAAGGTTTACGATCTTCTAGTGGTGCTTTCAGATACATATCTACTGCTTTGAGTGCCTTTGTACGAAACTCTTCAATAGTTACAACATTAACAACAACCAAACGAGATGTATCAATACCGCGACTTTCTATAAGTGATTTAGTGATAGCAGCCTCAGTATCAAAATAGAGACAATAACCATCGGGATTGGTATCCAGAAAATTCTTAACAACGGCGAGGCTGAAGAAAGTTTTTCCAGTACTAGACTCTCCAGCAATAGCAGTAATCTTATTGCCAGATACCCCGCCAAATATAC